TCTATGCTCAGAAGTTAACCTACTAACAGTTACTTATAACAAGTACTTATACAATTAACGTATAAGCATTGATGTTTAATGTCTTAGAGACTTTAAAGTAACATTAAAGTAACGTTAAAGTCTCTATGTAACATAGACAATGTTAGATTGGTGTCTAAATGTTAGTAACTTTCATCAACAGGTGTTAATATGAATGATTCAATGATTGAGTATATGGACAACCAAGAGCAAGAACTTATACGCTTTGAGTGCTGGTATCATTCTGTGATCGATGATATGGCTGGTCTTATACGTGCCAATGGCTATGAACAGGTCATGTATGATGTAATGTGTGCAGTGAAGCGAATGTCTGGAGATGAGAAATGAACGAACAAATTGTAAAACTCAGCATAGAGGCTCAGGACTATGCTTGTACTGTTGCTGAAAAGTATCTTCCTGAATGTGGCGAAGTAAGCTATCTTTGGGAACACTCCTTCCGTGAAAAGTTCGCCGAGTTGATTGTCCTAGAATGTGCTGAAATTGCTAATGCCGGTCTTGATCCTGATGAAGATTATTTGATCGGGAACGACATCTTAAAACATTTCGGAGTTGAGCAATGATTGTCTCTCTGTTTGTGGGTGTCTTAACACTTTTAAAGGTGGTGTTGAAATGATGAACGGAGTGAATGTATGAGTAAGAATAACCCTTTCAGTTTGATTGTTAACGTTGAGAACGCTGCCTGTGTTGTCGAATTCGATGTTGACCGCTTTGGTGACATCAATTACGAGACATGGGAAGTGTTCTTCAACAAGGACTTTAAAGTAGGCATGAAGCATAGCTTAGCTGCCAGTAGCTGGGTACAGGTCAATGACTTGATTCATGACAAGACGTGGGAGTCCATTGAAGACCAGATTAAGGAACAATGGGCAGATGTAGAGGAACAACAGAGGGCTTATGATGAGCAGTACTAGCAAATTCTTACGTCACATAGCCTGTGAGCACTGCGGTAGCTCTGACGCGAACAGTCTCTATGACGATGGCCATACACACTGCTTCCAGTGTGGAACTACTGAGCACGAAGGTGCTTACGATGAACGAACGGTAATGAGGGACGCAGTAGCGTTCAAGAAAGCAATCCAGATGACCTTAAAAGGCACTTGTAAATCAATCCCTGATCGAGGAATCAGTCAGGCCACCTGTGAAAAGTATGGAGTAACGACCGATGGAGACAACCAGTATTACCCTTACACTGACGCAGATGGAGTTAGAACGGCTGTTAAGCAACGCACTGTTTCTACAAAGAAATTCTCTATCTCAGGAGACTTCAATGGAGCAACTCTATTCGGTCAGTCTCTCTTTCACGCTGGAGGAAAAGCTATCACCATCACAGAGGGAGAACTTGATGCTCTCGCAGCTTTCCAGATGCAAGGGTCTTTATACCCTACAGTGAGTATCCGTAACGGTGCTCAGGCTGCGTTGAAGGACTGTAAAGCCCAGTACGAGTGGATCAATAGCTTTGACTCTGTGGTTATCTGCTTTGACGGGGATGAGCCGGGGAAGAAGGCTGCTAAGGAAGTGGCTGAATTGTTCGGTAACAAAGCCAAGATCATGCAGTACAAGGACGGACACAAGGATGCTTGTGAGTACCTGATTGCGGGGGATTCTAAGGCTTTTGTGAACGCTTGGTGGAAGGCTAGTCCTTACGTTCCTGATGGTATTGTTAACGCTGCTGACCTCTGGGAGGAAATCTCCAAACCAGAGCCGATTGCAGAGGCACAGTACCCTTGGAAGGGCTTGAATAAGCTCTTGTATGGTATCCGGCCAGCAGAGCTAATTACCGTTACTGCCGGAAGCGGCTTAGGTAAGAGTCAATTCTTGCGTGAGATACTATATAATCTGCTGAAGACTACAACGTGGAATATCGGAGGGTTGTTCTTGGAAGAGTCAACAAGGAAGACAGCACGGAGCATTATGAGTCTCCATGCTAACAAGCTTTTGCACTTGCCTGATACACCAACGACTGAACAGGAACTTAAAGATGCTTTTGATGCTACTCTTGGCAGTAACCGCATTTACTTGTTTGACCATTTCGGCTCAAGTGATGTGGACAACATTTCTAATCGAATCAGATATATGGCAAAAGCTTGTGATTGTAGGATTGTATTCTTGGATCACATTTCTATTGTTATTTCTGGTCAAGACAACGGTGATGAACGCAAAGCTATTGACAACATGATGACAAAGCTGCGTACACTGGTGCAAGAGCTGAACATTACTTTGATCTGTGTGAGTCACCTTAAACGACCCCAAGGCAACCAAGGTCACGAGGATGGCGGTAGTGTGTCTCTGTCACAGTTGCGAGGCTCTGGTGCTATTGCACAACTGAGCGATGCAGTGATCACGTTAGAGCGTAACAGCATGGCCGAGAACGAGGATGAGCGTCACCTGACCAAGATTGCAGTGGCAAAAAATAGGTACAACGGGGAAACTGGCCCTGCTTGTAAGTTACAATATAACGGCTATACTGGACGTATGGTAGAAGTTGAAGAGGAAGTGTTATGAAACATGATGAAATATTAGATCAACTAAATAAGCTGACAGCACAAGTTAAAGACTTGATTGAAGGTGACATCTTTGATGACGGCGAGCAAACAAAAGAAAAAGTAGAAACATCTGATGGTGAAAATTATTTCTTGTGGGCCCATGGCGGATACTGTTCTAATGTTGACTTGTTATGCGAAGTGCAAGATAGCGGAAATGGATATATCTTTCACTTTCCTTCCTACTCTTCAGTAGATCAAGAAAATTATATCTGTATGGATTATGTGGAAGCTGACTATGTTTTCAAGCTGCTTACGTATATTCGTAAAAAGGAACAAAAATGACAGCATGGCATGGAGGCAAAGGCTCATCTAGCCGCCCTAAACAAGTGAGCGATGAGGACTATGCAAACCGATGGGATGCTATCTTCGGTCGAGATAAGAACAAGACTAAAGAAGAACCCATTGGTAAGGCCTTGGAAGAAGAACCGTTGAAGGATGACGACAATGATTAACGCAGAGCAGTTGATCGTAGGAGCTACCGGAGTAGGCTACCTCATCGTAGGTGTGCTACAATGGAGCAAGGGAGAAATCTCTAACGGGATGATCTGGTCAGGGTATGCCTTTGCTCAGATTGGACTTTGGTTGAACATTAAGTGAGGAACTAAAATGCCTGACATTTCAATGTGCGAGGGAGGGGAATGCCCTCAAAAGAATACATGCTACCGCCACACAGCCTTTCCAAATGAGTACCGACAATCTTACTTTGTAACGCCTCCTTATCAGATGGACGGATGCCCTTATTACTGGAAAATGGAAGAACACGATTATGCGGATCGTACTGGACGTCGAAACAAACCTAGCACACGACAAGATTCATGTGGTAGTGACGAAGAACATTGACACTGGAGAAGTAAAGTTATGGAAAGCAGCCGACAGCCTGCGGGAGTATTTAAAGGACGTGTCGTTGATAGTCATGCACAACGGCATCGTTTTCGATGCACCAGTATTGAATCGCTTATGGAAGACGAAGATTCGTTTGAATCAAGTGTACGATACGTTGATAGTAAGCAGGCTTCTCGACCCGAGCCGCGAGACAGGTCACAGCCTCGAAGCATGGGGGAATACTCTAGGCTTTCACAAGATTGACTACGCTGCTGTATGGCAGTGGATGATGGACAGGAAAGAGGAGTATAAGAATGAATGTTTCGACTATCCTATTGACAACCTTCTTACTGATTACTGTATTAGGGACGTTGAAGTTACTGCTAAACTGTATCTCAAACTGGTCAATGACTTTAATGAGAAACAGTTTAGTCTGGAGTCGTTGGAACTTGAACACAGTGTTGCAGCTATCATTGCTCAACAAGAAAGATCGGGGTTTAAACTTGACCAAATCTACACGACCTGCTTACTTACTGACATCAAGTCAAAAGTGGCAGCAATATATGAGCGAATGCAACAGAGATGGCCTCCTGTCACTGTTGAACGATACTCTGACAAAACAGGAAAGCGACTCAAAGATTCCATTGTTACTTTCAACCCCGGAAGCAGACAGCAGATTGGCGAACGACTGAAGGAACTTGGGTGGAAGCCTAAGGAGTTTACCGAGACAGGTATTCCTAAGATTGACGAGACTGTGTTGGCAGGTATCAAGATACCAGAGGCTCAGGTCATTGCTGAGTATCTGATGCTTAACAAACGTATCAGTCAGATTGAGTCATGGTTAGAGGCTGTGGGTAAGGATGGTAGAGTTCACGGTAAAGTTATTACCAATGGCGCCGTGACCGGTAGGGCTACTCATTCATCACCAAATCTTGCCCAGATACCTAACACCTCATCTGTGT